TAGATGTTATAAAATCAATCTTCTTAATACCAGATGTACCAAATGGCATATTCAAAGGTATGTTCATTACTCTACCATCAGCAGCTGCATTTACCTTTGTTACCTGTAAAAATGATTTACTTGTACCCAATGGGTCCATCGTTACAGTTGGTAATGTTCCAGTAGCAACATTAGGTCTTTGGCGTATTTGGAAATAATAATTTCCTGGTGGAATTTCGTTAGTTGTAAATTCAGTTTGTAATTGGTATGTTGTATTAATACCACCACTTCTACTTTGTTGTAATTCATCAAAGAATTGTATATAAGATTGAATTGCATTTAGTGAATATGCAGTACTACTTCCGGTTTCAATTAAACGATATTGCCAAGTTCCATTTGCTGAAAAAGTACCAGGCATATTATTTACCGAACAACTTACATTGATATTAAGGTTTAATATTCCTCTAAGAGAGCTTGATACTTCTACTCTATATGCTCCATTATTATAAAAGTTTTGTGGGTCTTCCAATTTGTTATACCAAGGTAGGGTAACAAACGTATCAGCAGGTAATTGGACATCTGTCATACCACTTCCGGTAATAGCTCCAACTCTAACAACTCCGTATGTTTCTAAATTAACATCACTATAAACAGGATAACGAAGTGCTCTATTACATAGTAAATAAATGTCATCTAATCCACCATTATCTATAAATGATGATGAGTATGTATATCCCGCTTCGTTAAATATTGCATCTAAAACTATTTTAGATTTAATAGCAGGTTTAAAATCTTGCGTACTAAGTGCACCAGCTATATCATCTACACCAAACTGATTAAGATTACCCTTTGTAAATTCTAATCTTTGTCCATATTCTGCTAATGGATAAACAATTGAACCAGAGAATAAATCTCCAGCCCAACTTGCTGAAATGTTATTATAAGATGATGTGTGATTATATGCAGATAATGAAGTTAAATCAGTTAGATAACTTCTATTAATCTCTCTAGCAAATGAAGATACTGCTCCGTAGATTGTTACCTCATACGAATCAATAAACTTATTTGCAAATACATTTACTTTGTTTAATTGAAGGTAACCTTGCGAAAGATATAATCCACCGAAATCTAAGTAAGCTGGAACTTTTATGTTGGTAGCAAATGTATCAGGATTAAATACACTAATATCATACACATGCTCAAAGAACGCATTGTTCTTCTTGGTACCTGGCAACGTAATCTGACGAGTAAAATCGGCAGGTATAACGCCCAAATCAAATAGACCTGTAATATTATCAGATAGCAAAATATCTTCATCCTTAAATAAATCTAATATTGTATCGTTTGCAACTAATTGAAACGGTAAGCCTTGTGTACTTAATAATCCCATTATAATATAAGTTTATAACCTTGTCCAAAATCAAAATCAAATGCGTACTGAATAACTTTATCAACAACGCCAGTTTTAAATGTAACTGAATCGGTATTGATTGTTATCGGTAACAAATCAGTTTCAGATTTAACCCAATAGATTTCTTCTGATACTAATAATTGTTTGAATATATCATTATAAGATTCTGAAATATAATCAGTATTAACTGTTATTGATTGTTTAGAATCTACTATATAATTTAAGTTTGAACTATCGTATTGATTATAAGATAATGTTGGTCCAGTCCACGTACCTAATTGTGGTTGATAACCTCTCTTTGTAGTTTGGAAAGATTGACGATTAACCATATAGAATGAGAAGAAATCAAATTGTCCATATCTATTCTTCCATTTTATTCGGATATTAGGATACTTTTGTTTACATTCAGTTTGGAATGTTAATGGAGAACCTAAAGCAGTTGCACCATTAAACGCTTGAACAGTATATGATTGATAATCAGCGTTTACTATTCCTGCAGGGAATCCTGTTTGTGAAGGTCCTATTGGGAATGTTTGAACTTGCTGAGAAGATGAAATACTTCCACTTAGAAGGAACTGACCGTTACCAAGACTACCACTATAAACGATTCTTGTAGGGGTAGAAAGGGATGCAGATGCTTCACCTACATAAACACTCATATTACCAATATCTTCCAACAGAGCCGTTTGTATTGAGGGACCATCGGTCATTATAGGCCAATATGGAGTTTTGTTATTTATTTGTTGTCCAATAGGTTCATCAAAAACATCATATCCATCCAACGCTTTGAAAACTGAACTCTCAAGGTGAGAACCCGTTACAAATACTGAACCTGATTGATATCTGAAATATCCATCTACTTTAAAATACTTTATATTTGATTGATTAGCTTCTACTGAACCAGTTAGAGTAGAGTTAAGAATTCTACCAACATCAAAAATACCCACTCTACTTGCATTAGGGTATTTAACTAATGTATAATTTGGTATTGAACCTGAGTTTGAAGGTGTTCCACTCCAATAGTATAAATCAGAATAATACTGAAATGATGAAGATAATACAACATCTCCGCTCTCCGAAAATGTGAATATTGTGGGAGATTGAACCAATGAGCAGGTTGCAGGTGTTTGAGTAATTGACAGAGCCATCTAAAATCTTTTATTATTTTAACCATTTTAGATGCAAAAGTATTGGATACTACTTTTTAGAAAACGATTTGATTTGAATATCTAATTGGTTTTCTATTTTCTCTAATTGTTTTTGCATCTGAGATTGTACAAACTTATCTACTAACATTTGTATTTCAGGATCATTTGCAGCTACTTCTGCGTAAGGTCTCCTACCATACTTTGCAGATGTTCCTTTACCCTCATGCACAAAATAACCATAGGTAGCACCTGGAGGAGCAAAGTTAAGAGCTAATACAAATTTACCTTCAGATTGTTCTTTTAGAACTCTACTTACATCGTTGTAACTCTTTACAGTTCTTTCTAAGTTTCCGGTTATGTACGCTCGCTTAAAATACTGACCATTAGCAACATATATTGATGCTAAATCTGCGTATCTTACAGCAATATCTTTAAGTTCTTTTATTACAGCCATTAGCAATCAGTTTGTACACCTTTGATATCTAGTGCAGTTCCCAATAAGTTCGGATATAAACAAATGTCTTGCTGATTGAATACTTCTAAATCAAATGTACAAACCCAACCTGCTAAAGCATTTGGAAATTCGTTCTTAAATGGTACAGCACTCATATCAGTTACAATATCAAATGCTTCAGTACCTCTTTGTGTAAATGAAATTAAATCGTTTAGTATTGAAAGTGTATTTGCGTGAATATCTACCGTATCATCACTTCCATAAAACGGCACTTCTTGCTGATTTTGTCTTCCAATACTTTCGTTATTCTTTAACTTAATTTTATCGGCAATAGTAAGTTGTACTGTGTAATTAAGAACTTTATCAGAAAATCTAGCTTTTGTTATCAACACATTACCCAATGGATATTGTGGAAACTCATCATCATCTAAACCAAAATTATCACCATAAGACACTCTTTGAATGCTCGGATGATTCTTCATTATTGTTTTGAAGTAGTTAATTACATTATAATATAGAACGTAATTAGTACCAATATTATTTACTATTATTGCCATGTTATTATAAATTTATACCACCGAAGTAAGCGTTACCCATATCAGGATAAATCTGAGTCTGATTACCAACTGATTCATAGTATTCAGGAATCTGATTAGAATATGAAATCAAATAGTTCTGCATTCTTGTAGCGTAATAATCTGCGTTATTCATAGCTTTTTGAAGAAGATAATCTACCTCATTCTTACTTACCGATTTAGCAGTTTCAGTTTCATGCTTCACAGCACCTTCTGATTTGAATTGTACTCCACTAAATGGTAAATACTCTACTACTGCGTACCATATAAGTGTTGGCTTAATATGGTCTTTCATTAGGTCTTGATAGTAAACATCTAATTGGTTAAAAGTATTAGCTTCAATTTCAGCTTGCAATTTATAGAACAATACAGTACCTAATAGATTCAAAATATATTTGTCTTGTGCTGTGCGTACAAAACTTAATAATCTATCGGCATCAATTGAACCCTGAAGTGGGGTATTTTTGATTATATCGTTACGAGTTATGAATAAAGCGTATGCCATATTTTTTATAATTTATATGTTTCAAAGTTTTTAGAAAAATTAGGATTACTTCTACTGAATTGTCCTAAAGTTTCAGTTTCTATATTTTCATCAATTGCTGATGGCTCATCTTCAATAACATCAACCGATTCAGCCTGTTCGTTAATATCCTCTTGCACTTGTTCAACAGTTTGACCAGTTTCTTCCGCAGTTTGTGAAAGAATTACTAATGGAGTTAATTGTTCAAAGTACAATTGTGAATCAGCATATCCACCTTTCTCTAATGCTTCAGCTAAGAAGTGTATCACTAAGTTTTGGAATGGATTGATTGTCATTGTTTGTAAGATAGAATAAGCTGTTTTCATTTCTTCTGATTGAGAACTAAATCCGTTAGATACAGTTCTAACACCAAACAAAAGTGGTGATGTTACTCTATGTGCAACCAATATTCTATCTTGTGCGTATTCTGCTACATATCTAACTTTGTCATGCAAATTATCAGTAGAGATTACATCAACAGTTGGTTTTCTTTCAGGGTCATCATTAAATGTAATAATGAATCTACCTGCATTTCTTGTTCCTGTAAATTTAGCTTCTACAAGGTCTTCAATTGTATCTCTTTCTTCAGGTGCTGGAATACCATTATTCATATTCAACATCACCAATGGTAAGAAACCATTCTCAATGTTGTTTAAGTGTAAGTTACTTAATTCAGCTTCTACAAAAGAGAATTGTAGT